ATGCCAGATCAAAAAGAAAGTGAGAACACCAAACTCACTTGTGAAGAACAAAAGGATAATGAACTGGTTTCTCGAGTAATCGAAAATCCAGAGGTTTTAAACAGGGTTTTGGATAGTCCGCAGGTGCGGGCTATTGTTTGCCAGCATTTTCAGGGGCCTGTTCCGCCACCTTCAATGCTTAAAAAGTATGATCAACTGGTGCCTGGGCTTGCAAATCGACTTGTTGAGTTGACCGAAAAAGAGCAGGCTCATCGCCATAAAACAGTGGCTGATAGCATTGATATTGCCAGAGATGGTCAAACAAAGGCTTTTTGGTTGGCAATATTGATCATCTTAGCTGCCACTGTCTTTGGCGTCATGGGGGAGACAGTTCTTGCCGGAACTCTCGTTTCAATAGATCTTGTTGCATTGGTTACGGCATTTATTGTTGGAAAACATTATTCTAAGCAGGAACCTGATCAAGATTAGTCTCCGAACCCCGGTTGATGCCGGGGTTTTTACACTAGCAAAGCAATATCAACATTTTTCAGCTGTATTTATTTCGTCAAACAACCAATTTAACCCATTCCTGACCACGAGTATCGTTATAACGATCGGTGGTTGCCTGGACTTTATGTCCCAGTAATGTTTTTGTATCAATACCCTGCGCGCGGTACAGTCGTTCTGACAGGGAGCGTTGTTCATGAAATGTTGGCGGAGTTTTTCCTGCTGGTGGAGTTATCCCAGCCAGATCCCGTGCTTTGGCAAAGTAGTCGCTCAGGTTGTCTTTACTCATCGGCTTTGGTTGTTTCTGGTGCCGACTATGGATTAGATATGGACTTAATATTCTGTCTCGGCACCCATCAATAACTTCTTTTAACGTTATCCCAATGGCATCACAGCGTAGTGTAAGCGGTAACGCCAGACGCATTCCGGTTTTTCCCTGGGTGATATGCAAGTGTTCGTTCCACACATCTGAAAAACGCATGTGGCAAATGTCATCACGGCGCTGACCAGTAACAAGCGCAAGAAGCATTGCGTTACGGATAAAGTGTTTTTCAGGCGTTGCGTTGTAAATTTTTTGCCAGTCTTCCAGGGTGAGCCTGGCTCTAGTTACTTTAGGGATCGGTTTACGGGTAGCCTCCGGAGGATTCCATCCAGGAGGAACTTCCCCTGCATGCTGTGCTTCTTTATAAATATCAACCCATAATCCACGATTTACTCTCGCTGTGCTGACCATGTCTTTATCCAGCCACTCATCCAGTATTAATGCAAAGTCTCTTACTTCCAGTTCTTTCAATGGGTGGTTTCCCAGACGGGAAACCAGGTATGCAGCCATTCGGGCTTTTTCTTTGTGAGTTGTAGCTGCAATATCTCCATTTTTCAGTCGCGTGTCCTGTATTTTCAGATATCGATCAACCCATGCCTTTAATCTGATACCCCGACGCTTTGTTGCTGACGGACTTTCATCAATTTTGCGCATGAAATATTCAGCCTCTGCTGCAGCTATTCGCTGATTGGCTGTGGAAGCGATTTTTTCTGCCTTACCTTTGTCTGTTCCGAGCCCGTGAAATTTTCCAGTCACAGGGTTTTTATACTGGTAGTAAACTCTGCCAGTTCTGCGATCAAATTTTTCGTAAAGTCCGGCTACGTCAGTGCTGTTTTTTCGTGGCCTCGGTGACATGAGTTAAAATCTCCTTCAGTGCATCATCATCGCCAGTATGAATTTCCGGCGCAATTCCTGTTTCACCAGGTCCAACAAATACTGCTCGGCGATCTATCAGCCAACGCCCACGAATTTTTTGTGGTCTTGGAACGATGTATCCTAGTTTTCCGTATTTCACTAGGGTAGTGTTTGTTATTGGGAGACTGAACCGTTTTGGCTTCCACTCATCGAGCGTTATCAGGTACTGTTCGCTCATGGCTATCACTCCGGAACGCGCCAGTTGCAGAATACCAACGACAACTGGCGACGGTTGAACATTAAAAATCAGCCTGACTCGGGATCAGTTTTTGCCAGATAGCTGAAACGTATTTTGCCTGGTAACGGGCGTCATCAAGTGCATTGTGGCGCTCACCTTCGAATGGAATATCCGTTCTGGCATCGAAGTCTATGGCTTTCCCCAGCTCAACGATTGTGCGTACATCGCGATCGTTGTAGTAACGCCACGGGCAGGGGATCCCCTGCCGTTCGTATGAACGGCGCAAAATCGTGTTGTCGAAGTTGGCTCCATTTCCCCAAACCTGAACAAAAAATTCACCGGAGTTTTCGTCGATAAATTCTCGCAATTGTAACAGTGCATCATCTAACGGGATTTCATCGGTCATAATGGCAGATTGCGCTTCGCGTGATTGCTTAAGCCACCATTTAATGGTGTCCCGATCAATGACTCCGCCAGCAGTTTCCAGATCGATAGTCTTACTAAATTCCGGTCCCATATCTCCGGTTTGCGGATCGAAAAATATTGCACCTATTGAGATAATCGGGGCATCAGGATTTTTTCCCATGGTTTCAAGGTCGATCATTAGATGGTCACACGTCCTGCTGGTGGATGCGATAACGTGATGACCGTTCACCGTAATTAAGGGATCTGCCGTCTCGCCAGTTTCACTATCGCTGGCGTGATCCTGAGCGCTGCCAGCATTCTCCTTGTGTGGATGTTCAGCGCCTTCCATTTTCTCCGAATCGTCTTCCTGAACTTCAACCTGGTTCTTGTCATCGAATGTTTCCTGGTATGTTGCGTCGCCCATCACTGCACCACAATCAGGGCAGTTGCCGCCACCGCTTTGACCGCAGGCGGTGCAGATCTTTTCCGGTTCCTGTTGCACTACTGGTTCAGGTTGTTTCGTTTCTGGCTCGTTTTGTTGCGTATTTGGGCTGTTTTGTTCCGCTTTCTGGTCGTTCTGTTCCGTTTCTTGCTGGTTCTGGTTCACAGAATCGCGGGTTTCAATCCCCTTCACCCATTTCGGATCATTCGGATCGCTAATCCCTGCAACAAATTCACCACGTGATACTGCAAGCAGTTCATCGGCGTCAGGCTGGCTGATATTGGCTGCCTGCATAATTTTGTTTACTTCGTCAGCGGTAACTTTTACCGGCCCTGGTTGTGCGGTCGTGTCAGATGCACCAGTATTTTGTTGTGAACCTGAGTATGTACCGTTTTTGCGGGCGAAATATTCTTCTTTCGTGATTTCAGTAGCCCCGGCAGCCAGTGCCTTATCCAGACCAGAAAGTTTGTTTGCGCGACCGTATTTTTCGCCATCCTTGTCGGTGAAGAGGAAGTAGAACGGCCCCTCACGCTCTACAGATGGTTCGACTTCCACTTTGCATTCGGTTTTTTCGTTGTCCGGAATTGCCGTTTCCACTGCATCAGTTTCTGGTACTGGCGACGAGAGAGTATCAGTTGCGCTCTGATTTCTTCCTTCATCTTCAAACACGCCCTTTGTAGTCAGGTATTCAGTAATGTATTTGTTCAGTGCTACTGGATCTTTGTGAATGTCGATCGGACGCTCACGGACAAGGCCAAAAATAGTCTGACGGTCGTAGCGAACGGCATCGGGTTGTTTGCGCATTGATGCGGAAATGCGCTTCCAGTCTTCGCGATCTTTGTCGATAACTTCATTTTTTGCCCAGCGATGGATGCTGCCGTCAATGTTTCCGGCATTAATATCGCCAGGCCACAGAGCGTAGGCCAGTTCTTCATCCAGCGTTTTCCATGTCTGCTTGTATTCGCGATGAGTGGCAGCAATGACCGGGTTGATTTTTCCTGTTGAATTTTCAGTGTTCTGTTGATTGGCTCTGGCGCGGGCGAGATCAACAACAGACGTGTATTTTCCGGTTTCCTTGCGTTCACCTTCGCGACGTTTTTTCCAGATGCGCATCTCTGCCTGAATTTCGGGCCATTTAGCACCAGGAATACATTTATGCTTAACCCACCCAATGGCGTGCAACTTAAGCTCCGGATACATGGCGTTAACTTCTGGCATTTTCATCAACGCTTCAACGATATGTCCGTCGAATGTTGCCATGTCTTCCTGCAACAATTCCTGTGCGCTAATAACCATATCAACGGTGATGTTTTCACATGTGTCGAACTTAACCATGACAGCGTTCTGTACTTCAGGGGCCAGCTTGTCAAAAGTGACGTTCATCGGATCGGATTCAGTCTCAACCGGTACAAAGGAAGCAGACTCCTCATCCCAGCGGTTTTCCTGCATATATTCAGCATCCCAGGAATCGAGGGCAGGGCGGGGTATACCGGGTTTATCCTCGCAAACAAGAAATTTATAAGCGCAGTCCTGAGCAGCCGGATAATGTTCCAGGAATTGCCAGTGAAATTTTGCGCGGGCGCGACGTTCATCACCGGCTTCAATGGCAGTGGCTACAGCGACTGCACCTTCTTCCTTTATTGCCTGTTCGTCCGGAATGGCGGCGCAAATAAAGACTTTACTCATTTTGTTTTACCTCATTACAGATTTAAGGGTGAACAAATCCCTGCCATTGCTGGCATATAAAAATGAAACCGGATATTTATTACGGTGCTGGTTTAAAGCCCTGCCGGGACTTCGTTATTATCCATGCGAATAACTTTATCGACCGGATAACAGTTACCGGGAATTTTCTGTTCCGCTGCGGCAGCCATGCATTCTTTCATTGAGCCGTATACGCCAGTAACCATGTCAACCGGTTCACCGGAAACAAGAAAAACCGTCAGAACAAGTGCAAATGTGGTATTCATTGCCAGTATCCTTTTTGAGTCGGACGTAAACGGGCCAGCATAGAAAGAATGCAAATTTGATTTAATAACTCCCGTTCGTGTTTTCTCTTATTAATGGCATCTTCAGTAAATACAGGGTTACTGATTCTGACACCAATTTCAAAACAACCTTCAGACGTATTAACGTTTGGTAATAACGTTTCCATTATCGCGTCCTCAACAATGAATTTTGTGATGCGGTGCCTGGTGCCTCCAGGTGACGTTAACCAGTTAACAATTAACGCCGGATACAGGGAAACCCATAAACACCCGATACGGGGGAACTAATCGCTTTTTAACTGTTCCGCGTGCGCTCAGCCGCATTCACCGCATCACAAAATTCACTTTAAAAAGGGCGGACATCAGCCAGCAATGAAACTGATGCCGCCAAAGGTACAAATCAACATGGAGTGTTGTAGCGGGGTTGTCACTCAGGCGTATGGTCAACCTGACAACCCGGTGCTACCAGTGGGGGTAAGGATAACCCCGCCATACTTACCGCCGCGCCATTTCGCGGAGTGCCACAACCGGAAGCGCACGGTCGAAGATACCGGCGACACGCAACAGAGGGAGAAATGACTTCGCCGTGCGCTTTCGTGTTGTGTGCCTGCTTTTAACCACGTCAGGCGAGGTGGTTCCTGTCATTCCCCAACGACAAGAAATCTGTATAATCTGGATATCCCCAACGATCCAAGGAAATCATATGACAGAGCAAAGAGCACAAGCAGGTGGTGGCAATTCGACACATAAAACAGTCTGGGATCACATACCAGAGAAAAACATTCGACCAAAACCATCTCCAGCTCCTTCGGAGGAGAGGGGGAACAGCAACAACCAAACAAGCAGGTGATGATGTATGGACCGGGATGATATTCTTGACAGAATTTTATATGGCTATTTTCTTGAGCAACTATTTTCTGTAGCGACTGGTCGTCTCGATAAACTTCTCTCAGTGGTGAGTATTATCCTCGGTTCATCTGTCATTGGCGGATTCATTCCGGAAATTTCTGGCGTTTTTATTGTTGTGATCGCAACCGTCCAAACGATTTATGGATTCGGACAAAAGTCAGGTAACGCCATGAGAAAATCCGCAGAATATTTGCAGCTTTTTGATGATGCAGAAAAATATTCTGATTCTGAATTGAAAATGCAGTTAAAAATTCTGGAAAAAACGGATGATCATATTTGGTCATCACTTAAAGATATTGCGATCTTAAAAACACAGATCAAAATAGGCGTTTCCATCGAACAACAAGAGAAGCTGCCCACAAAATCTAAATTGATGCGATTTCTTTGTGGTTAGGAATATCCAGAATGTTAAAGAGCATGCCGGAGATTTATCCGTGTCCGGCGCATGTTCTCCACCTCACCCGTGGAGAACTTAATGATTAATTGATATTTTATAGTTGGCTTCAACTTTCCCATCTGAAGTGGGATGCTTTAAATCACAGGAATTAATGTTGCACTCAGTAAAATGGTTTTTAAGGGGTTCTATTCGAATCCCTTTCTTTTCCATCAACAAACCAAACCCCTTGTTAATGATATCCATTAATTCCAGGAAGTATTTTTCAGAGGAATCATGCTTATCAGAGTGCTGCTTCTCTTCGTACAACCCGATAAAGGCACGGCGCACGTTACCGGATATATTATCTATGGTTTCTTTTTCTACGGTACTCAGGTCAAGAGTCGCCAATTGAGAACGAACTATATTCGCTGCCATTTCCTGGAAAGGTGTTGGTAAATCTTTAAATTCCATCGTTAATCTCATCAGTCAGTATTTCTGGATAACCAGCGACGCGCGCCAGCTTCGGTTTTAAACGTTTTGCTTTTGGTATACGTCATCGCGGTGAACGTACCGTCCTGGTTGGGAAACACGCCACATACCAGAGATTCGCTGTTGCCAAGATCGATAGTATCCATGTTGACCTCATTTCCCCTTAACGCCGGGGTAGCGGAACAAAAACCTGCTGCATAGTTAAAGTTGAACCCTGCCGTCATGTTCTTACGCCTCGGGCTGGCTACTTAACCCCTGACCACTGCCTGGTAACTCGAAGTATTGCCCTGCATTCTGTGGGGTGGGGTGAGGGAATGAATGAAGTTTAGAAAAATGAACTTTTCAGGTCAATGTTTTTTTATCAAAACATTTTAAGCAGGCAGCTGTTAAGCCATCACCACGATGGCATACAGTTAATCAAATAGATGAGGTTGGTTAAATATCTTGTTGAATTTTAAAGCATACGCCCAATATGCAAGATAGATCATCCAGCATAATTGAAGGGTAGCGAGGATTCGTGGGGACTAAAAGAATATCCGGCCCTTCTATCTCCAGTTTACGAATGACAGGTGTTGTGGTCCCTTTGGGTAAGGCAAGGACAATATTTCCTGGTTGTACGGTTCGATCGGGATCAACAAAAACTGTTGAACCATTTGGGATGGAAACTCCCCCACCAGATGTTGACATACTGTCACTCTCTAGAACAACTGCAAAGGTATTGGCCGGGATTTCTCCGACAAGCTGCACACAAGAGGTTATTGAGGAATTTTTCATATAATCACTCCAGCTTGCTGCCTGCTGAAGTGATAGTAGCGGAACCGTTTTTATCGGCGGTAAAGATAGATCAAGCGAATCACCTGTATTTAACTCTCCTCCATTAAGAAGCCAATTTTCGTTTACTTTCAATATCTTTGCCAGTGAACTTATGTAACGCGAGGACGGCGCTCCTCCACCGTTCATCCATTGACTTACGGAGCCTTTTGATGCGCCAGTGGCATTGACAAGGTCTTTGCCTTTCAGGTTTAGCGCATGCATACGTTGGGTTATGCGTTCAGATATTGTTTGCTTGCTCATGTTTTGATTTTAAAACACAGATGGTTTTGTTTCTTGACTTTCTTTGGTTTTGATTATTAAACTTTTGGCGTTCAGTTTTATGGAGCGACTCATGAAAAAATCAGAAGTATTAGGCTATTTTGGCGGAGTTGTTAAAACAGCCGCAGCTCTAGGAACGTCAAAAACCACAGTCAGCATGTGGGGGGAAGAGGTTCCGTGGAAATGGGCGTTGCTAATTCAGGCAGTCACTGCCGGGGCGCTCAAATATGAGTTACACATACCGACGGTTGTCATTCCCGGTTCTGATCATAATCCGCCTTCTAACCAAGGGGGGGATTCATGAAAATCAAGCATGAACACATCCGCATGGCGATGAATGCCTGGGCGCGTCCTGATGGCGAAAAAGTTCCAGCAGCTGGAATAACCCAGGCTTATTTTGAGTTGGGTATGACGTTTCCTGAACTGTATGACGACAGCCATCCGGAAGCCCTGGCTCGCAATACACAGAAAATTTTCCGCTGGGTAGAGAAAGACACCCCTGATGCAGTTGAAAAAATTCAGGCGTTGTTACCAGCGATCGAAAAGGCAATGCCACCTTTGCTGGTGGCCAGAATGCGCAGCCACAGTTCAGCTTATTTTCGGGAGCTGGTGGAGACGCGGGAGCGATTGGTGAGAGACGCTGATGATTTTGTCGCAGTGGCAATCGCCGGTTTCAATCAGATGAACCGTGGTGGCCCGGCAGGAAATGCTGTGGCAGTACATTGACTGACAATAGCCATATCGAATCGCTTCCGGCAACTCGTGAGTAAAAAGATTCGGTATCAGAAGAGGTGAGTATGGCTAACGCTTGGCTCAGATTATGGCATGACATGCCAAATGACCCTAAGTGGCGAACAATTGCCAGGGTGTCAGGGCAGCCAATTGCAACAGTGATGGCAGTGTATATCCACCTCCTGGTGAGCGCGTCACGAAATGTCACGCGAGGTCACATTGATGTCACGACAGAAGATTTGGCAAGTGCGCTCGACGTGACAGAAGAGGTAATTGATTCAATTTTGCAGACGATGCAGGGGCGGGTACTTGATGGTGATTTAATCACTGGATGGGAAAAACGCCAGGTGCTTAAAGAGGACAACGGCAATATTTCGCAAACCGCAAAATCTCCTGCAGAGCGCAAGAGGGCGCAGCGAGAGAGGGAAAGAAAGCGGGAACAAAATGGCGATTGTTACGGCGCGTCACGAAATGTCACGCACATGTCACGACGAGTCACGACAGATAAAGATACAGATAAAGATACAGATCAAGAAGATCAAAACACTATGGTCCATGGCGTAAAAAACGCCACGAACCAGGCAGGGGATGTTCAGACCGTCAATCTTGGTCAGCCAGCAGGCACGACACCGGAAGCCGATTCAGCGTATGCGCTGAAAGCCGATTCGGGCGCTGTGCAGCAGGTGATGACCGCAAGGCCGGAGCAATCACACCAACTGCAGCAGCCTGAAGCCGATTCCGCCATTCAGCGGGAAGCCGATCGGGTAGTCCCGGAAAACACCGGGCAGTCTGTGGGACGAGTGGATTATCCGGATGTGTTCGAACAGGTCTGGCGGGAGTACCCGTTGCGTGCCGGAGCAAACCCGAAGAAATCCGCTTTCAGTGCCTGGAAGGCCAGATTACGCGAGGGGGTGCCACCAGAGGCCATGCTGGATGGCGTGAGGCGTTACGCAAGATACTTGGTGGCTACCGGGAAAACGGGAACGGAATTTGTTCAGCGAGCGACGACGTTTTTTGGACCGGACCGGAATTTTGAGAACCCCTGGTTGCTCCCGGTAAGCGGCACGAACAACCAGCGTTGTGTGAATCATATTTCTGAACCGGATAACGAAATTCCGCCGGGCTTCAGGGGGTAAGTGTTAATTTCTGGTCATGAGGTAATTTTCAGGAGGGCTTGTGGCAAAAGTTTTTACACAAGAAGAGCGGGAAAAAATTAAAGGGCAGGTTCTTGAACTCGTACGCCAGAGTGGGCGCGAGACGTTACGACAACTGGAAGCTAAAACTGGGGCAACAAGATATCTGATGAGCGTTCTGGCCAGAGAGCTGGTTGCCAGTGGCGATGTATACAACTCTGGTTACGGGTTATTCCCGTCTGAACAGGCGCGTAAGGACTGGCAAAATGCCCGTAAAAAGCTCTCAAGGGCAAAGCTGAAGAAACCATCTGCGGTTGATCCGGACCTTATCTGGTCATTACCTGATGGAGAAATACGTCGTTACGACAGGCGTCATAATATGATTTGTACTGAGTGTCGTAAAAGCGAAGTTATGCAGCGCATATTGTCGTTTTATCAGGGGGATGTTCGGTATTTATTGAAGTGACGAGATTAAAGTGCATTAGTTCAGATGCAAATTGACATTTTGTGGCACAGGGTAGAGCTAGCGTGGTTGTCCGCTTTGTGCCAACAGCGGACATTATGGAAGGTCAGAGTTAAAGATTAAAATGGGATGCTGTGTGTTTTCTCCAGGTTTTGCTCTATACCTTTCGGGATACTCCACCGACAGAATACGAAAATCAACATTATCAACGGCTCGAAGTGTCTAGATTATCCATGGCAATTCATGGGAAATCCCATCCAACGGCTTATGCTTCATGTTGCTTTTTGAGATCGCTTCTAGCATAGCTCCACTCAATAATGTTGTCGGGTCGTTGCTGATCGAAAAGGATACGGGATTCAATACCATTACCTAAAAAGCTGGTATTCCCATCTACGTAAGAAGCTATCCCTTGTGAACCAACACGAAGAATATTTTCTAATGGCTGCTTTGTTCTTGCTGCATCGCTAAGGAGATATAAACCCGGGTACGTTTTGTTAGCACGGTGAAAAAAAAGTTCATTGTCAAAACACATGACGATGATTATTTGTCCCGACATGAGATCGGAGAGTATTTCAGTTGGCAGATGCAAACTCATAAATGGTCGAGACAAAGGGTCAAAGAATGAATCATTTATATTCACAACAGGGCTTTTTATACCGAGACTATCCATCCATCCATTGAAGGCAACAAAGCCCATTTCAGAATCACGGTACATACCTAAGAACAAACATTCATCAATAGTATCAATTGCCCAATTTTTTCCTCCGCGAATAATCTCCCACATTTTAACTAAGCGGTGGGTATAAAATTCAGACGGATGATCTATCTCATTGATTTTAACTTTAGACTGATGAAAGTTGTCAAAGCCCTCGCCAGTATTAATCGCCTCCAGAACATTCATGCCACGAATGATTTGCCTTTTTATGCGATTAAATTGCTTAACATCATTGTCAGGCATATTGTTAATGAAGTTTTCTTCAAAGTGCGGACATTCTGAGATAACAGAAAATTCAGCAGCTTCATAAAGCTCATTATTCTTTTCACCTGTTTTAACTTCCACGAGCTGGAAGCCATCCAGTAGATTAAAGGTGACTAAATCTCCCACATGAACAAATGTGCTCATGTCAGAGACAATCGCTACGGAGTGTTTGTCCTGGTTGATAAGATCGGCTGCGACCATAGAATCAATTATGTTATCTTCTGATAGATTGTCATTGCTTGCATTAATAGGTAAACGCCGCAAACTAGAGTGTTCTTCATCAAGAATGCTCCAAATTATTGAGTCAATACAACGGCGAAGAATAAGAATTTCAAATTTTTTTAAACTTATTTCATCAATACACTTTTCTTTATTTTCTTTATCCTTGTTTCGATGGTGCTCTTTTTTTTCAGTTTCCAATTTTTTTATATCTCTCAGCCGAATAATAATCTCAAAAGATATGATTTTTTGTGAGTCTTTCCAATTTTTGAGACAGGTTTCATACTCTGCAAGAAAATCCTCATCATTGGAAGGTAGTTCTTGAATTGGATTCCCTCCCCTTATCATTTTGGCAAGTGCATGCATTAAAGATACATAATGAGGTGATAAAATTGTCCAAAACTTCCTAAACGGTTTGTACTTTTCAAGAAAAGTTGACTCATCAGTATAATTCATCATAACCAAACCTCATTCCTCTTATCTATTTTCCTCAAGGTATAAAATACCAGCCTTTTTTACATAATTATAGTTATAATATGAAGTCTCATTCAGATATCTTCATACTGTACGTAAGAAATATTTGAGCCTCTGACACCATAATCTTCTAAACTGCCTGATTTTTTCTCACCTCTATATAAAGCAATTATCCATCGAGCATTTTCTTGGATACTTTTATTTATTTCAGTAAAGTATTCACCGTCAACTTCGGCGAGCGAGTGGCCTAAAACGATGACCTCGTCCACATTTTTAAGCGATGAGAAAAAAACGTTTTCTTCTTTAATTATGTCTTCGCTGGGCTTGAATGTATTACCGAAGTATTCGTTTATTCTGTCGTATGCCTCTGCTATTCTTGTATCTTGATCCGGTCCTATATATGGATTTAGTGACTTTTCCACCCTAAAACTATGACCAAGTATGAGATCGTCATCGTAACTACAATTGCCGTGAATATGTATGATTTGCTCGTCTGGAACGGCATAGATCTGCTGCAAGGTATTTGTATAATTAAATGAAAAATAGATGCTTTCTCTTGGTATGGGCGGGATGTATTGCTTAGGATTGTAAGCATCGGCTATGTTAATCCCTTTAACCCAATCAGCGAATTGCTCCTTCAAACGAGCTGACAGCATTTGTGTGATTTTATTTACTTCATATTGGTAATCGTGATGATAAGCATCGCTCCAATCATCGGTATTGTATGAAGCCAAAAATATCTCACTGTTTTGAAGGATAAGCTCATAATCAATTTCACCTAAAGCATTTTCTAACTCATTCCACTCGTCCCCAGCAGGAATGTATTCTTCTATCGCGTCATATAGATCTTGGTCATTTTTTTCTACATACGACTTAAAGTGCTTGTATCCTGTTGGTAAGCCATGACGCATGTCAAATCCATTTCCTATTATGTAAAGCCTCATTGTTTTTCCCTTAGTCGAATTGTATAAAAATACTAACATGGCCTGCTCCACGTTGACTACTATCCCCTCCTTTGAGTAATGCCTTCATCAGATGTAACAACATTTCCGAGCTTCCACAGTTCGCTCAAAGCGGACTAGAAGGTTAGCTTGCGTCGGACTTGGCGTATTTAAAGAAGTGCTGGTGGAGACTGGTTGTTGTGTTCCATTTCTACAGAACAAAATCACAGAAACTATACCCAATAGTTATATTGAATCAATGATGAGACAGCCTCATATTTATCAGGACTGGTGTACGTCCAATACAGGAGGTTGTCGTGCTGGTTCTCAAATATGCGCTAGCTATTGCGGCTGTAATGGCAATTTATTGTCTTGCTGTTGTTCTTACGGATCGCCTTTCTGATTGATTTTATATTGGCGAGGTGACGTGAGTTAAGTAGAATTGCTGCGGGTGATTGAGGCTATCTGCCTCAGGCATGAACACCAAAGGCAGATAGAGAAAAGCCCCAGTTAACATTACGCGTCCTGCAAGACGCTTAACATTAATCTGAGGCTCAATCTATGAACAGCAAATCTAGGTTAGCCTCTTACGTGCCGAAAGGCAAGGAGAAGCAGGCTATGAAGCAGCAAAAGGCGATGTTAATCGCCCTGAGCGTCATCTGTTTAACCGTCATTGTGACGGCACTGGTAACGAGGAAAGACCTCTGCGAGGTACGAATCCGAACCGGCCAGACGGAGGTCGCTGTCTTCACAGCTTACGAACCTGAGGAGTAAGAGACCTGGCGGGGGAGAAATCCCTCGCCACCTCTGATGTGTCAGGCATCCTCAACGCACCCGCACTTAACCCGCTTCGGCGTTTTTTCCGTTGATTAACTCTAGTTATTAGAGAACCGAACTTTTATTGATGGGGCAGGGAGATGAAGAAACTTGTTTTAGTCGCAGGTGTAATGATTGCAACAGTAATGTTGGGAGGGTGTGCAGCAAAGGTCGATCCAGCGTTGAAAGCAGAAGCAATGAAGCCACTAACATGTAATGATGAAAAGCAATGTGACTTTTATTGGAAACGAGCGCAATTCTGGTTGGCTAATAATTCCTCATGGAAAATTCAAACGGCGACAGACACGCTAATTTCCACTTATAATCCCTCTCCAAATAGTCCATTCCTCGCTTATCAAGTGAGTAAAATGCCAAATGAAGATGGATCCTCAAGAATTTTCATCAAGCCTTTTTGCGATAATATGTTTGGCTGTCAACCAAACCCCTATCAGGCAGTTGTTTCCTTTAAAAATTTCGTTAAAACAGGGCAGTAGTGTATAGCTTGGCGATAAATTATTAGTGAAAACGCCGTAAACCCTCACCCAATGTGGACTAAGCCTATCAAACATGACTGTGATGATTAGTCCGTAGTTGTTGCCTATGAAATCTGGATTGAGTCAGGGTTTAATCCAATAATTATTCTATCGTTCCTTTACAAGTCCGGTATATTACTTTCAGTTTGTTTTAGCATACCCGCTTCGGCGGGTTTTGTTTTTTCCTGGCATTCTGGTTTACAATTCGCACGCCAGCCTGAACAACTGGCACCTGCTGCGCCAGCAGAGACAACCGATGGCGCACGATACCAAATTACACAATTCTTATGATTCTGCCGTCTTTGCCAGCAGGCACGGGCGGCGTTCCCGCACTTTCAAATCTGACTGGTTCCAGCATGACCCATGCACTGAAGAACAGGCCGAGTGGCTAATTCAGTGCTACCGCAGACACGGATACGAGATTAAGAAAGCCCTCAGCCTCGATTATCGTCACTGGATAATCTACGTCAGACTCCCTTATTCCGAACGCCCACCGCGTCCGTCCCGCACATTCCAGCAACGCATCTGGAGGTAACGTGCGGGTATTACTTCGACCTGTTCTGGTACCGGAACTCGGGCTGGTGATCGTTAAGCCGGGCCGTGAATCCATGCCGGTATTCCACAATACCCGGGTACTGGTGGAGCCGGAACCGAAAAGCATGCGTAATCTGCCGTCCGGGGTCGTTCCTGCCGTTCGCCAGCCGCTGGCGGAGGATAAATCATTACTGCCATTTTTCAGCGACGAACGAGTGATTCGTGCTGCTGGTGGCGCTGGCGCATTGTCTGACTGGTTACTGCGCCATGTTAAATCCTGCCAGTGGCCACACGGCGATTATCACCACAGTGAAACCGTCATTCACCGTTATGGTACCGGCGCAATGGTGTTGTGCTGGCACTGCGACAACCAGCTGCGTGACCAGACATCCGAATCACTCGAGCAACTTGCTCATCAAAACCTGTCAGCATGGATGATTGACGTCATCGGTCACGCAATAAGCGGTACGCAGGAGCGTGAATTATCTCTGGCTGAATTATCCTGGTGGGCGGTCTGCAATCAGGTAGCGGACGCACTACCGGAGGCTGTATTACGCCGCTCACTGGGATTACCGGCGGAGAAAATCCGCTCGCTTTACCGCGAGAGCGACATCATACCGGGAGAACAGACAGCCACCAGCATACTGAAGCAGCGCACAAAAAATTTTGCGCTGTTGCCTCACGCCCACCAGCAACAGAACCCACCACAGGAAAAGACGGTGGTCAGCATTGCCGTTGATCCGGAGTCTCCGGCTCAGTATCTCCAGCGTCAGAAACCACAGCGGGAAGAGATGCCCGTATACACGCGCTGGGTAAAAACGCAGAAATGCATGACGTGTGGCAATCAGGCAGATGATCCGCATCACATTATTGGTCATGGACTGGGAGGGATGGGAACAAAGGCTGACGATTTGTTTGTTATTCCGCTGTGCCGTAAATGTCATAACGAACTGCACGCCGGGGTAAAAGATTTTGAAGAAAAACACGGCAGCCAGCTGTTGTTGCTGATTCGTTTTTTAATGCACGCGAGAAATTCGGGTGTCCTGAAGTGGAAAGCATAAATGACTGAACGCATAGAATTTGTTTTGCCTTACCCGCCAACGGTGAACACCTACTGGCGACGTCGTGGCAGCACATATTTTGTATCAAAAGCCGGTGAGCGTTATCGCCGGGATGTGGCGCTTATTGTTCGCCAGCAGCGGCTGAAATTAAAACTGTCCGGAAGGCTGGCGATAAAGATTATTGCAGAGCCACCGGATAAGCGCCGTCGTGACCTAGACAATATCCTGAAAGCACCACTGGATGCGCTGACGCATGCCGGACTTCTCATAGACGACGAGCAGTTTGATGAAATCAATATTGTGCGCGGTCAGCTCGTTCCGGGTGGGCGGCTGGGGATAAAAATCACAGAACTGGAGTGCGCATGAATAACCAGTATTTACAGTTTGTGCGTGAGCAGCTCATGATCGCCACCGCTGATTTGAGTGGAGCAACAAAAGGTCAGCTTGAAGCCTGGCAGGAGAATGCCATGTTCAATACAGGGCGTTACAGACGTAAAAAAATCCGGTACCGCGATAAGGTCACTGGAAAAATAGTAACGCTGGATAATCCACCGATCCCGGGAAAGCAATCGCTGGCGAAAGGTTCATCAATTGCCCTGGTCAGTCCGGTTGAGTTTTCGACATCATCATGGCGACGCGCCGTTCTGTCTCTTGAAGAACATCATAAAGCCTGGCTGCTGTGGTGTTACAGCGGTAGCATTTGCTGGGAGCATCAGATCGCGATAACGCAGTGGGCGTGGACTGAATTTAATGCTCAATCCGGTACCAGAAAAATTGCAGGAAAAACTCTGGTGCGCCTGAAGACGTTGATCTGGTTGGCGGCGCAGGCGGTAAAAGCTGAGCTTTTTGGTGGGGAAGGTTACGAATACCAGGAACTGGCGTTACTGGTGGGAGTAACAACCAAAAACTGGTCCAAGACATTTACTGGTCACTGGGTTGCAATGAAACACATTTTTCATCGGCTGGATGGTGAAGCTTTATTGTTGGTGGAGGGAACACGTTCAAAACAAAAGGCGGCATTTTCATAGCAAAGTATTGCAAAAGTAGATAAAAAGGCATATATTTCGTGTGAATCTGATATTTTGCCGTTTTTATACGTGATGGCAAAGCTAGTAAAACCCGTGACCGAGCGGGTTTTTTTATCCCCAAAAAAATGGCATAGACATTAAACGTGATGATGATTGTGCCAATACTTTCTCCATCAATGACGCCCCTTGACTGCATGGAATCCAATTTGTTATGTAATATGTGTTGATATTTTTGAGTTGTTAATGGTGTTACTATGGATGACAGTGCTCTGCTCAGAAACTCTTCACTTTTTGTTGCTTATATGGGCTGTCTAGGATGGGGAAGCGCTTATTTCTATGGATGGGGTACTTCATTTTACTATGGCTTTCCATGGTGGGTTGTCGGGGCTGGTGTCGATGATGTAGCACGAAGTTTGTTTTATGCTGTGACAGTTATCGTTATATTCCTTATTGGATGGGGAGTTGGTATTATTTTCTTTTTGGGCATAAAACAAAAGCGCAATATACAAAATTTGAGTTTTATCCGGCTTTTTCTCGCGATATTGCTGCTTTTTATTCCACCTGTTCTGGAGTTTTCGGTAATTCATCAGCATGTTGAGCCAGATGTACTGATTTTCTGCATTCTTGCTGCCTTTACAATCACGCTTTTTGTCAGGTCTGGAAGAAGACTTGTTTCAGTCAAATGTTTTTCGGAAATGTCTTTTATTCGCCATCACCGAATTGAGTTCATGATGGCTGGGTTTATGATTTATTTCTGGGCATTCTCTCTCATTGCCGGTTGGTACAAACCACAGTTTAAGAGGGAATATCAGGCGATCCACTATGAGAATGTATGGTATTACATTATTGCGCGTTATGATGATCGTCTGGTGTTATCGAAATCATACAGGAGTGGGGGTAAGAAATTCGTTATATTTAATAGCGGAAATATTAATGATTTTGAAATTAATACAGTCAGAGTGCGTTAAAATTTCTTGAGTAACAAAGATTTTTACCGCCCGCCATTGAGAGGTTTTTTATGCCAGAAAAATGGTTCGGTACATAAAATGTGCAGGTGGTTATTAATACCGGTCTTTCAGCTTGCTGGCTTTTTCGACAAGAGTTATTGGTATGTCACGTTAACCAATAAAGAGAAAAAGACATGCTAAAACAGCAGGATATGACCGAAACAGCCAGAGTGGTGTTTAATGAATTAAGCGTCACTGAACCGGCAACAGTTGGGGAAATTGCGCAGAATACTTACCTTTCACGCGAACGCTGCCAGTTAATACTGACCCAGCTTGTTATGGCGGGTCTGGCAGATTATCAGTTCGGTTGTTACAGACGCCTTCCTCAGTGAAGGCTTTTTAATTTGTGGTAATGGGCGGCTGGTGGGTGTTAGCGGCACCTGCCAGCCATCTGCTCATGCGTTGGGGTCACAAGCAAACCTCAGGCCCATCTGCTTTGCGCAAAAGCGGTATGAGCCTATCAGAGAAGTGCTTATTGATCTATGGCTAATACTGTAAAAATATCCAGCCATGAGTTAGTCAACGCTGATTGCCTGGAATTTATCCTGACCTTACCGGAAAACTCTGTCGATTTGATAGTCACAGACCCGCCATACTTTAAAGTGAAGCCCGAGGGCTGGGATAACCAGTGGAAGGGGGACGATGATTACCTGAAATGGCTGGACCAGTGTCTTGCACAGTTCTGGCGGGTACTGAAGCCTGCCGGAAGTCTTTACCTGTTCTGTGGCCATCGACTGGCATCAGATATCGAACTCATGATGCGTGAACGTTTTAATGTGTTGAACCACATTATCTGGGCGAAGCCGTCCGGACGCTGGAACGGGTGCAATAAGGAAAGTTTACGGGCATATTTCCCGGCAACAGAGCGCATTCTGTTTGCTGAACATTATCAGGGGCCATACCAGCCAAAAAATGACGGCTATGCAGCAAAGGGGCGCGAGCTTAAACAGCACGTGATGGCCCCGCTGATTTCTTACTTCCGTGATGCGCGTGAATTACTGGGGATAACGTCAAAACAGATAGCTGAAGCCACCGGAAAGAAAAACATGGCTTCGCACTGGTTTGGTACCAGTCAGTGGCAGTTACCGAATGAGGCCGATTACAGTAAACTGCAGGCGTTGTTTGCGCGTGTTGCGGCAGAAAAACACCAGCGCGGTGAACTGGAGCAGCCACCCCACCAGCTGGTCAGCACATACAGCGAACTGAACCGGCAATATGCCAGCCTGCTGGATGAGTACAAATCCCTGCGGCGTTATTTTTCCGTATTGGCTGCCGTTCCGTATACGGATGTCTGGACGCACAAGCCCGTGCAGTATTATCCGGGTAAACATCCCTGTGAAAAACCGGCGGATATGTTGCGTCAGATAATTACTGCCAGCAGCCGTCCAGGCGATTTGGTCGCAGATTTTTTTATGGGGTCGGGGTCGACAATAAAAGCGGCACTGTCGCTGGGACGCAGGGCGATTGGCGTGGAACTGGAAGAGGAACGTTTTAATCAGACGGTCAGAGAAATAACGAAAGATTTTTAATTCAGTGATGATATAAGTTGTATATTTCTGATACAGATGTATACACATATTTAAAACTGAACACCAAATATATTTTTGATGTCTGAAAAACTGTCGTTAGTATTCTGACTGGTCCGGAAGACGGTTATTTTTGTGTTCACAGGGGCGTTACTATCGTCTGAAGGACCAGTGCTGGCTTTCCTGGTAATTCGTGTGATTCCGGAAGCCAGTACAGTATGCGGGTATCGTATAATGGCTATTACCTCAGCTTTCCAGGCTGATGATGTGGGTTCGATTCTCGCCACCCGCTCTCCAGTAAAACTGATGAGTCATAGCTTTATTATCAGCACTGGCGAATTTTCGTGAAGAACAGACCTGGCAGGTGGATTTGTTGTTCTTCATTCTGTAGACCTGACCGCCTACAGTTTCAGTGCTTTTTTTGTAGTCATCCCTGCATGTTGCAGGGATGAGGTGATACCAGAATGCGTCGTTGTCTGTTTCCGGGCCTACGATTTGCCAGTTTGCACAGCAGGCTGACGGCGCATTCTTATAACATCTATACAAGTAAACTCTGTTTCATCATTACATTGCGTTAGCCCGCCTTATGTGTGGGCATTTTTTTTTACCTATGCATATGGCTCGCTGCGGCGGGCCTTTTTCATATCCGCGCCACGCCTGGCGCACATCACATCAGATAGCGCCACACAAAAGGTATCTGCGGGTGCCTTTGACGGGGTGTTTTTTTACGGGCCGACAGAGGCCCTTTTTTATTTACAGGAGAAAAACGTATGTCTGAACCCTTGTCCGGTTCCGGCACGGCTGCGGCGCTCGGCGGGGCGACAGTATTCGGGCTGTTTACCGGAACGGATTTCGGGATTGTGTTTGGTGCATTCGCAGGGGCGCTGTTTGTGGCCACGATACCACAGCAGATTTCTGTCTGGCGTGTGGCAGCGCATTTTCTGGTGTCGTTCATTGTTGGCGTGCTGGGGGCGGATGTGATGGCGTCTTACCTGGTTGAAAAACTGAATCTCCACAGCACATCTCTCGACGCGCTTTGCGCGGTACTGGTATCGGTGGTGTCGGTGAAGATTCTCTCATTCATCCACCAGCAGGATATCGCATCGCTGGTATCCGGGCTGTTCTCCCGTCTGCGGGGGGGAGGCGGTAATGTTAAGTAACCTTCCCGGATTACTGAATGTGGTGTTAAGCACGGTTATCGTGCTGACGCTCTTTTTTTATCGTCGTGGTGAGTCGAGACATAAACCGCTGATGTCGTGGCTGGCCTGGCTGCTGATGCTGCTTTATGCCTTTGCGCCGCTTTGTTATCTGTGTGGTCGCTTTCCACCCGGTAACTGGCTGGTCGTCCTGATTAACCTGGTGTTCTGCGTGCTGGTGATACGAGCACGCGGGAACGTATCAAAAATCCTTTCATTACGGAGGTGAGTATGCCCGGTAAATTCAGATTCAGTCGTCGAAGTGAGAAAAATCTGGAGGGCGTCAAACCACAGCTGGTTGCTGTTGTTCGCCGTGCGCTGGAGCTGACGGAGGTTGATTTCGGTATTACGGAAGGCCTGCGCAGTAAGTATCGCCAGAAGCAGCTGGTCGCGGAAGGGAAAAGCCAGACCATGAACAGCCGCCACCTGACCGGTGATGCGGTGGATGTTGTTGCCTACGTTGGCAGCCAGGTGTCATGGGACTGGCCTCTGTACGAGAAAATCGCGCAGGCATTTAAGCAGGCTGGCGCAGAGTTGGGAATCGCCATCGAATGGGGCGGGGACTGGAAAACGCTGAAAGACGGGCCTCACTTTCAGTTGAAGCGCTAATAACCAGGTGGTTTATGAGCCGAAAACACTGGACACACAGAATGCCGCGAACGGCGGCGAAATGGGCACTGGTAGCGATACTGGTGTCGTTTTTCCTGGTGGGATGCGTTAGCCTGGATAAGGTGCGCCAGCTTTTCGATACGGCCTCGCAGGTCTGCGAAATTGTCGAAAGTGCCAGGCAGTGTATGCAGAACTGATCGCCTGTAAGAGCAGAATATTGTTGAATCTAAATTTACTTTGAACAGTGGCCCGGATGGAAAGGGCATCTAAATAGGAGCAGAAAAATGTTAACTGTAAAAGTCATGTCTCAAAATGGTGGGGAAGAGATCCATTGCGGGCGTAGCATTGGCTATCATCCAGAGCAGCGGAGTATTGCCGTATCGGGAAAGGATGGGAAAGTCATTCTGAAAGATGGAGATATTGCTTATGTAATGAACCAAAACGCTCAAATAATATCTGTTTATCAGCCCAATAATAGTCAGAAAAACATTTGAATTTCGCAAGGCCAAAGTTCAGTGGTGATCGTTATCAACTAATTGAAATAACAAGCTTATGTTTGTGTAATTGGTGATATAGCATGTTAATGCTGAATATCAGCGTCAACATGGAGTTATACAATGGTTTTTAAACACTATTACGTGAACAAAAATGCTCAGAGCAATGGCGATCATGAGGTGCATGCTGAGGAATGTTCATATCTTCCTGCTGTAGCTAACCGCGATTACCTTGGTTACTATAGTGATTGTTCTTCGGCGGTAACAGAGGCAAAGGCCAAAGGATATTCCCGGGTGAATGGTTGCTATTGGTGTGCCAATAAGTGCCACACGTCTTAATCAATTGTCAATAAACCATAAAGGCCGCTCTGCGGCCTTTTTCATGTTAAAAAAGATTGCGGCATTACAGCAGCCCTTCACACTGAGGGGCTGCGATAATGTGAGAAATAAAAAACCGGTCACAGGGAGCAGCTACACAGAACCGGCTGGCGAAGACCGCCAATACCACCCATGCTTCAGTAAAACATACATATGACATTAGCTGGTATTGATGTAAATGCAATGTTATGCATCGACGAAAATAAAAAACCGGCAGGGGAAATCCATTGAAGATTTGCCGGTGGCAAAAGAGGGCCATGTTTTTAACCTTAGTCGCAGAGTTACGGAGTGCAACTACGAATGCTGCCGGTATATGGCTGAATGGCGTTTCAATGATGTACGTCATCTTATCTGTAAATGTTAATGATAAACGCTCTCATTTGTGCGGGTCCTTCCGGTGGGGTGGTCTGCCACGGGGCGGCAGCGGCGCGGAAAACGGCTAGTTTTTGCATTTTCATGGTGGCGGCAGCATGTGATGTAATTTATTGATAATTAAAAGCTATTTCCATTTTCACCTGTACAATATTTTTTTCTCCCTGTCATTAGACCAGTTTGCAATTCATTGAAATATATAAATAAACCTGATTTTCACCTGCCAGATGGAGTTGCTTATGTCAAATGTGAGCGGGATCGGTGATGCTTATTACTGGAGTGTTTTTAAAATCGCCGAGGCCTTTGGGCTTCACCGGGACACAGTAAAAAAACGGCTCCTCGCGGCCAACACTCCTGTGGCTGCGACTGTCAGGGGGAACCCCGTTTACGCCCTGCAGCATGTCGGGCCTGCCCTGTTTAGTGTGAAGCATGAGGCAGCAGACTCTGTTCATGATCCATCCCGTATGGAGCCGAAAGAGAGAAAGGACTGGTACCAGTCTGAAAATGAAAGGATCAAGCTGGAAAAGGAGCAGCGAAAACTCATCCCCGTTGATGAAGTAGTCATCGTCTATTCGTCCATGAGAAAGGCTGTCGTCCAGGTTCTGGAGACAATTCCGGATGTTCTTGAACGCGATTGCGCCCTGACTCCTCAGGCCGTCGGCGTTGTACAGCAGGCCATTGATGACCTGCGATACACTCTTCAGGAAAAATCCTACGAGGCTTGTGCTGCTGAATTAATTCCTGATGAGGAAGGAGAGAGTCTCCAGGAGGAATAATGGGTTTTTCATCAGCCCGAAATTTGGGAAGGGACATATCGGCAGGATTTTCCCCACCACGTCGCATGCCGATTTCGGAAGCTGTTAAAAAATTCATGCGTGTTCCCAAGGGGGCTGGTAACTCGGTGCCATGGGATCCTGAACTGACACCCTACATCATTGAGCCCATGAACTGCCTGGCATCGCGTGAATACGATGCGGTGATTTTTGTTGGTCCTGCGCGAACAGGGAAGACCATTGGTCTGATCGATGGATGGATTGTCTATACCATCGTTTGCGATCCTTCGGACATGCTCGTTGTGCAGATGACCGAAGATAAGGCCCGCGAGCATTCTAAAAAGCGCCTCGACAGAACGTTCAGAAGCAGTGCGGCGGTAAAGAAAAGAATGAGTCCACGTCGTAACGACAATAATGTCCATGATAAGACGTTCAGGGATGGCTCGTTCCTTAAAATTGGTTGGCCCTCGGTCAACATTATGTCGTCGTCGGATTACCGGTTTGTCGCCTTAACCGATTACGACCGTTTTCCGGAGAATATCGACAGCGAGGGTGATGGTTTCTCCCTGGCCTCAAAACGTACCACCACATTTATGTCCGCCGGGATGACTCTGGTGGAGAGCTCGCCGGGACGTGACATCTGCGACAGCAAATGGCGACGTAAGTCGCCTCATGAAGCGCCACCGACGACTGGTATTCTTTCCCTTTACAATCGTGGTGACCGCCGCCGCTGGTACTGGCCATGTCCGCACTGCGGTGAATATTTTCAGCCAGCCATGGATGCCATGACCGGCTACCGTAATGAACCGGATCCCTTTAAAGCCAGTGAGGCGGCGTATCTACTTTGCCCGCACTGCAGCGGCATTATCACTGCGGAGAAAAAGCGTGAGCTCAATAGTGCAGGAGTCTGGTTGCGTGAAGGTCAGGTCATTGATCGTAACGGCAACGTTTCCGGTGAACCGCGCCGCTCCCGTATCGCCAGTTTCTGGATGGAAGGGCCAGCTGCTGCGTATCAGACCTGGGCGCAACTGGTTTACAAATTACTGACTGCAGAACAGGAGTATGAAGCGACAGGAAGCGAAGAAACACTCAGGGCGGTTATCAACACCGACTGGGGATTGCCTTATCTTCCTCGTGCCAGCATGGAGCAACGAAAAAGTGAACTGCTTGAGCAGCGGGCAGAGCCAGTTCCTTCCCGCAGTGTGCCGGATGGCGTTAATTTCCTTGTGGCGACAGTGGATGTGCAGGCGGGACATCATCGCCGTTTTGTGGTTCAGGTAACGGGCTATGGCAGCCGTGGCGAACGCTGGATTATTGATCGTTACAACATCACGCAGTCATTGCGCGGTGACAGCGACGGGGAGAGCCAGCGAATTGATCCGGCCAGCTATCCGGAAGACTGGGATGTCCTGCTGACGGATGTTTTTCATAAAAGCTGGCCGCTGGCCTCCGACCCTTCTCAACAAATGCGACTGATGGCAATGGCGGTGGACTCCGGCGGTGAAGACGGGGTCACTGATAATGCCTATAAATTCTGGCGTCGTTGCCGTCGTGATGGCCTTGGTAAACGTATTTACCTGTTTAAGGGCGACAGCATCCGGCGCGCAAAACTGATCACCCGTACATTCCCTGATAACACCGGACGAACGGGCCGACGGGCGCAGGCTGCGGGTGATGTGCCTCTCTGGCTTCTTCAGACTGACGCTCTGAAAGACCGGGTTAATAACGCGTTATGGCGTGATTCTCCCGGTCCTGGCTATGTGCATTTTCCCGACTGGCTGGGGAGCTGGTTTTACGACGAACTGACGTATGAAGAGCGGAGCAGTGACGGGAAATGGAGTAAGCCGGGGCGCGGTGCGAACGAAGCCTTTGACCTGATGGTGTATGCCGAGGCGCTGGTCATTCTGCATGGGTACGAGAAAATTCAGTGGCCTGATGCGCCGGAGTGGGCGTGCCGGGAAACCTGGCTGGAGTGTGTCAGTGACAACGCGGAGCCACCTGTTCTGCCGGAGCCGGAACGTCCCCCGGCCAGAAAAAAGAAACGAAAAAAAATGGCACCCGATGAGGATAACCCCTGGGTGACATCCGGAGGATGGTTATGAATCAGAATGATATTGAAGCCATGATCCAGCGTTATATTGATGCGGAAATGGCTGTGCTGGATGGAAAATCCGTCACCTTTAATGGTCAGCAGATGACCATGGAAAACCTGTCCGAGATCCGACAGGGGCGTCAGGAGTGGGAGCGGCGTCTTGCTGCCCTGACTGCGCGGCGACGGGGGAACCCGGGATATAAACTGGTGAGGTTCTGATGGCAATTCTGGATGATGTGATTGGTGTTTTTTCTCCAGGCTGGAAAGCGGCGAGGTTGCGCTCAAGAGCGTTAATCCGCGCTTATGAGGCCGTGAAACCCACACGCACACACAAAGCCCGACGGGAAAACCGTTCTGCCGACCAGCTCAGTAAGTACGGGGCGGTTTCCCTGCGGGAGCAGGCCCGTTTTCTGGACATCAATCATGACCTGGTAATCGGTGTTTTCGACAAACTTGAGGAGCGGGTGATTGGTGCAAAGGGGGTCATTGTTGAACCACAACCATTACTGAAAAATGGTGATATGGCTACAGAGCTGGCAATGATTATCCGTCGTTTGTGGGCGGAATGGTCTGTCAGTCCGGATGTGACCGGGCAGCATACGCGCCCCATGCTCGAACGTCTGCTGTTGCGTACCTGGTTACGTGATGGAGAAGTGTTTGCCCAGATGGTCAGAGGCGCAGGTGCCGGGCTGGCGCGGACTGCCGGTGTGCCTTTCTGGCTCGAGGCAATGGAGCCGGATTTTGTGCCCATGCTCAGTGATGAGTCTGCGGGAATGAATCAGGGGGTTTTTCTGGATAAATGGGGCAGGCCGAAAAAATACCTGGTTTATAAAAATTATCCGGTTACCGGGCGACAGAGTGAAACCAAAGAGATCGCCGCTGAAAATATGGTGCATCTGAAGTTTACCCGCCGCCTTCATCAGACGCGTGGCACATCCATGTTGTCCGGTGTGCTGATGCGGATCAGTGCGCTTAAGGAATATGAAGATGCTGAGCTGGTAGCGGCGCGCGTTGCTGCGGCACTGGGGCTGTATATTCGTAAAGGAGACGGGCAGGATTATGAGGAACCTGTGACGAATAAAGATAATGATCGGGAACTGCATATCACTCCCGGCATTATTTATGACGATCTGCGTAAGGGGGAAGATATTGGCATGGTCAAATCTGATCGGCCTAACCCTAATCTGGAAACTTTTCGTAATGGTCAGTTGCGGGCCATGGCGGCGGGCACTCGTCTGAGTTTTTCCAGTGCAGCACGTAACTATAACGGTACCTACAGTTCCCAGCGACAGGAGCTGGTTGAGTCCACCGATGGCTATCTGATCCTGCAGGACTGTTTTATTGGTGCTGTAACCCGTCCGGTGTACCGGGCATGGCTGAATATGGTGGTTGCCGCGGGGTTGCTGAAAATTCCGTCGGATGTGGATATAAAAACATTATATAACGCAACATATTCTGGTCCGGTTATGCCGTGGATTGATCCTGTCAAGGAAGCTGAAGCCTGGAAAATCCAGATTCGTGGTGGTGCGGCAACAGAATCAGACTGGGTGCGCGCCAGTGGTAGTAATCCGGATGATGTTAAACGTCGGCGCAAGGCCGAAATTGATGAAAACCGCAGGCTGGATCTGGTGTTTGATACCGATCCTGCCTGCGATAAAGGAGGTGGTAATGCTGAAACAGAACGCGTGGTTTCGCGGCGAACCGAAGGCCAGTATGAAGAATAATTCCTGGTTCAGGATGAAGGCGGGTCATAAAAGTGACGCAGATATTTATATCTATGACGAGATTGGTTTCTGGGGAGTTACGGCGAAGCAGTTTGTCAGCGATCTGAATGCGCTGGGTAATATCACCCACATTAATCTCCATATCAATTCACCGGGTGGCGATGTCTTTGAAGGCATCGCCATTTTTAATGCGCTGAAAAATCATGGGGCGTCCATCACTGTTTATGTGGATGGTGTCGCGGCATCCATGGCATCGGTCATTGCAATGGTGGGTGATCCCGTCATCATGCCGGAAAACGCATTCATGATGATCCATAAACCATGGGGAGTGAGTGGTGGCGATGCGGATGATATGCGTGATTATGCCGACCTGCTTGATAAAGTTGAGTCGGTCCTGTTGCCTGCTTATGCGCAGAAAACCGGGAAAACTACCGATGAAATTGCTGCCATGCTGGCGGATGAAACCTGGATGTCCGGTGCCGAATGTCTGGCACACGGATTTGCTGACCAGGTGACACCAGAAGTTAAGGCAATGGCATGTATTCAGTCAAAACGTACAGAGGAATTTAAAAAAATGCCGGAATCCATTCGAAATATGATTATTCCGCCACGCAACAGTGCAACGCGTGAACCTGAAAACAAAAATACTGCATCTCAGACACAGGATAAGACTACTACGGCTCCGGTTGCCACAACCGCGACTACCACAAATGCACCTTCCGCAGATGAAAGCAGTATCCGTGCGCAGGTACTGGCAGAGCAAAAAGCACGTGTGAGTGGTATTAATGAACTGTTTGGTATGTTTGGCGGGCGCTATCAGACATTGCAGGCCAGTTGTCTTTCCGATCCGGAGTGCTCGCTTGAGCAGGCCCGTGAAAAATTACTTAACGAAATGGGTAAGGAATTTTCACCATCAAATAAAAATACCCCGGCCCATATTTATGCCGGTAACGGTAATTTTGTGGGGGACGGGATCCGCCAGGCGCTGATGGCGCGCGCCGGGTTTGAAAAAACCGAACGTGATAATGTCTACAACGGGATGACCCTGCGTGAATATGCCCGTATGTCACTGACTGAACGGGGTATTGGGGTTTCCGGTTATAACCCGATGCAGATGGTCGGTGCGGCGTTCACACACAGTACGTCTGACTTCGGTAATATTCTGCTGGATGTTGCGAACAAAGCCATTCTGCAGGGCTGGGAAGATGCCCCTGAAACCTATGAACAGTGGACGCGGAAAGGTCAGTTGTCTGATTTTAAAATTGCCCATCGTGTGGGTATGGGGGGCTTCAGTGCTCTGCGTCAGGTGCGTGAAGGGGCGGAATATAAATACGTCACCACCGGAGATAAACAGGCCACTATTGCACTGGCGACCTATGGCGAGCTGTTCAGTATCACCCGTCAGGCCATTATCAATGATGATCTGAATATGCTGACCGATGTCCCGATGAAACTGGGCCGTGCGGCGAAATCCACTATTGCCGATCTGGTTTATGCCATTCTGACGTCTAACCCGAAAATATCCACAGATAATGTAAGTCTGTTCGATAAAGCGAAACATGCAAACGTACTGGAGAGCGCTGCAATGGACGTGGCATCGCTGGATAAAGCCCGCCAGTTGATGCGCGTACAGAAAGAGGGGGAGCGTCATCTGAATATTCGTCCTGCGTTCGTACTGGTACCGACGGCGATGGAGTCTGTTGCTAACCAGGTCATTCGCTCCTCAAGTGTCAAGGGGGCTGACATTAACGCCGGTATTATTAACCCGGTGAAAGATTTTGCGACCGTTATTGCAGAGCCTCGTCTTGATGATAATAGCCAGACCACCTTCTACCTGGCTGCGTCAAAAGGCTCCGATACGATTGAAGTGGCTTATCTCAACGGTGTGGATACGCCATATATTGATCAGATGGAGGGCTTCAGTGTGGATGGCGTGACAACGAAAGTGCGTATTGACGCTGGTGTCGCGCCAGTTGATCACCGCGGTCTGGTGAAATGTACGGCGTAAACGTCGCAGATAACAACTCTGATGGCCCGTAAGGGCTTTTTTTGTACCTGAAATCAGCCCCTGAACGGGGCTGTGCGGAGACAGTTATGGCAAAGAATTTTGTAGAAGAAGGAAAAACGGTGGCGATTGTTGCCAGTGCAGCCATCAGCAGCGGAGATCTGGTGCAGGTGGGTGATGTTTTTGCGGTGGCGCTGACCGATATTCCACAGGGTGAAACAGGCGACGGCCTGACCGAAGGTGTGTTTATGCTGCCTAAGCTGAAAACGGATGACATGAAAACGGGTAAGAAGGTTTATCTGAAGTCCGGAAAAGTTCAGCTGACTAACAGCGGCTCTGATCCGCTGGTCGGGGTTGTCTGGGCAGATGCCGGAACCAGTGCAGAAGAAGTGCCGGTAAAACTCAATGTCTGATCCCTTTTCCCGGCTGGCAGCGCGTATGGATGCGATCACGGTCAGAAAGATGGGAAAGACAGCCTCGATTAATGATGTCGATATGACAGTGATCCCGGGAGAAACACTGGCAGAGCTGAATGCTCTGTCCGGACCTGCGGTCTCTCTGGTGGTGTTTTCTTCGGGATACCGCCCACGGCGCGGGGATCGCGTTGTTTATGACGGACAACAATGGACGGTCACACGGCATGAACGCTTTAACGGTAAGCCAATGATCTTTATTGAGTAAAGAGGTGTGGGATGAAGGGGCTTGAGAATGCCATCCGCAATCTGAACAGCCTTGATACCCGTATGGTGCCACAGGCCAGCGCATGGGCGATAAACCGTGTGGCACAGAAAGCGGTCTCGGTTGCCACCCGGCAGGTTGCCGGGAATACCGTTGCGGGAGATAACCAGGTGAAAGGGATCCCCCTGAAACTGGTACGTCAGCGTGTCCGGGTGTTTAAAGCCAGTCCGTCAGGAAAAATGACGGCCAGGATCCGCGTTAACCGTGGCAACCTTCCCGCCATCAAACTGAACACAACGCGACGGCGTGCCGGTGACGGGCTGAGGGTGGGGAAATATTTTTTCCGTGGCGCGTTTATCCGGCAACTGGCGAATGGTCGCTGGCATGTTCTGAGACGTCTTCCTGAAGCGCGTTTCGCAACAGGGCGCGACCATCAGGGCAGACCGAAAAAAAATCGTCTACCTGTGGAGGTTGTGAAAATCCCGCTGGCCGGAGCGCTGACACAGGCATTTGAGGATGCCCGTAAAAGCGTCATTGATAACGAGATGCCGAAACAGCTGGGGTATGCCCTGAAACAACAACTGAGGTTATATCTGACCCGATGAACCGACACACACAAATTCGTCAGGCCGTACTTTCGCGCCTGAAAACGACGTGCGGGGAGAAGACCGTCCTGTTTGACGGCCTTCCTGCCTTTATTGATGCGCAGGAGCTGCCTGCCGTGGCGGTGTGGCTGAGTGATGCACAGTACACCGGAAAAATGACGGATGAGGATGACTGGCTGGCAGTTCTGCATGTCGCCGTCTTTATCCGTGCACAGGCACCGGATTCTGATCTGGATACGTGGATGGACAACATTATTTACCCGGCACTGGAGGATATTCCGGCGCTTTACGGCCTTATCGATACCATGAGCCCACGGGGATTTAACTATCAGCGTGATAACGATATGGCAACATGGGCGATGGCGGAAATCACGTATCAAATCACATATACAAATTAAGGGGTGGGAAATGACGACACCGAATCCACTTGAAAAAATGAAAGGGGCGGGGACGACGTTCTGGATGTATACCGGCAAGGGCGACGCATTTGCGAATCCTTTGTCAGATACGGACTGGTTGCGCCTCGCGATGGTGAAGGATCTGCAGCCGGGGGAAATGACTGCAGATGCGGAAGATGACGATTATCTCGATGATGAAAATGCTGACTGGAAAACGACAACTCAGGGGCAAAAATCTGTTGGTGATACATCCGCGACGCTGGCCTGGCGTCCGGGTGACAGCGGACAGAAAAAACTGATTCAGTTGTTTGATTCCGGTGAAGTTCGTGCATTCCGCATTAAATACCCTAACGGTACCGTTGATGTGTTCCGCGGCTGGCTGAGTTCGCTGGGTAAAACCATTACGTCAAAAGATGTGATGACCCGTACGGTTAAAATCAGCGGTGTGGGGCGTCCGTATCTGGCTGAGGAGGGGACTGAAATTGTGGGGGTGACCGGGCTGACAGTAATGCCGGTTTCCGCCAGTGTCAGAGTGGGGGCAACGACGACGCTGACATTCAGCACAGTACCGGAAGATGCTTCTGATAAAACGGTGAGTGTGGCGTCATCATCTCCTGATATCGCCACGGTTACGCTGAGTGGCATGGTGGCCACGGTGAAAGGTGTGAAAGCGGGCAGCACCTCGATTGTGGGGATGACTGCGGGTGGTGCGCAGGTTGCTGTGGCCGGTATTACCGTTAATGGTGATTAACCTGGCAGTCTGTTTTTTACCCCGGTATGCCGGGGTTTTTTGTTTACGGAGGGGACATGTTTCTGAAACAGGACACATTTAACTACGGTAATCAGTCTGTGGTACTGACGGAATTATCCGGACTTCAGCGGGTGGAGTATCTGGCGTTTGTCCAGAAACGGACAGCTGAGTTTGACGCCCTGGATGATGCCATGCCGGTGGCGGATCGTCAGATTGAATTTCTGCGTATGGGGATGGATATCAATGCCTGGCTGGTTTCCAGGTCAATGTGGAATACGGACCCGTCACAGGATGTGGATGCGCTGAATGAGGATGTAAAAAACACCTGGTCTTATGACGCGCTTGGCGACGGGGGCAGTCTGGTTTTATCCCTGAGTGGTATGCCGGTCTCCACCGGTGATGTTCAGAACGGTGAACAGGTTCCCCTGACACCGGAAAAGTCCTGACGCGGGAGATGCAGTTTGTGATGCAGCTTGCCCGTGAGTTCCGGCGGGCAGACTGGCGGCGGATGTTATCAGAAATGTCAGCGTCAGAACTGGGCGAATGGGGGGATTTCTTCCGGAAGCAGAGTTTCGGGGATATCTGGCTGGATGCACAGATTTCCACACTGAAGTCGCTGATGGTTCAGATGGTGTCCGGTGAACGTATTCCGGCTGATGATTTCAGTCTGGTTACGGATGACAGGGTGATCCCTGAACGCACGGATGAAGAGCTGATGCATCTGGGGGAAGGTATATCGGGAGGAATGAGATTTGGACCAGATTGCTGACCTTGTCATTGATTTAAGCATTGATACCGCCGATTTTAAAGAGCAGCTTCCGCGTGTAAAAAATCTGCTGAATGGTACAGCAAGGGAGGCGGAGCGGGCCGAAGCCCGTATGAAACGGTTTGAGGAAAGTCAGAAACAGGCTGCCAGCGCGACGGTGATACAGACTCAGGCCGTGGTGAAGCATGCGCAGGGGCATGTTTCGCTGGCGGAAGATGTGGAAAGGGCGCGCCTGCGGATGGAGGCCCTGAGTCGTCAGATGCGGGAGGAGCAGGTTCAGGCGGCTGCGCTGGCTGCGGCGCAGGATAAGATGGCTGCCGCATTTTATCGTCAGATCGACAGCGTAAAACAGGCCAGTGCGGGGCTGCAGGAGTTACAGCGTATTCAGCAGCAGATCCGACAGGCCAGAAACAGTGGCGGGATTGCTCAGCAGGATTATCTGGCCCTGATTTCTGAGGTGACAGCGAAAACCCGCGTTCTGACACAGGCAGAGGAAACGGCCACCCGCCAGAAAACCGCATTTATTCGTCAGCTGAAAGAACAGACAAGTCGCCAGAAAATGACCACGACGGAACTGCTTCGGGCAAAGGCGGCACAACTTGGGTGCAGCAGTGCCGCGGAGGTGTACATCCGTAAAATGGAGAAAGCCGGAAACACCACACATTCGCTGGGACTGAAAAGTGCGGCAGCCCGTCGGGAGCTGGGGGTCATGATTGGTGAGCTGGCGCGAGGTAATTTCGGTGCGCTTCGTGGCTCCGGGATCACCCTGGCTAACCGTGCCGGCTGGATTGATAAATTAATGACTCCGAAAGGCCTGGCGGTGGGGGGAGTTATCGGAGGGATCACTGCTGCGGTTATTGGTCTGGGTAAAGCCTGGATGGAGGGGCAGGAAGAAGGCGAAGCCTTTAACCGGCAGCTTGAGCTCACCGGACACTATGCCGGTGTGACAGCCGGGCAGTTGTGGGCGCTCAGTAAAAATCTTTCCGGTAATGGCATCACGCAACATGCCATGGCGGGGTCACTGGCGCAGGTAGTGGGGAGCGGTGCATTTCACGGTAACGATATTGGTATGGTGGCGAAAGCTGCCGCACAGATGGAACGCTCGGTAGGGCAGTCTGTCAGTGACACCATCAGTCAGTTTAAACGGCTGAAGGATGATCCGGTCAGTGCTGCGAAGGCGCTGGATGATGAACTGCATTTTCTGACAGCCACCCAGCTTGAACAGATCCGTGTGCTCGGAGAGCAGGGGCGCACCAGTGACGCAGCCCGGATAGCCATGTCTGCACTGGCAGAGGAAACCGGTAAACGTACGTCGGATATTGATAATAACCTCAATGCGCTGGGCAGTACGCTGCAAACCTTGTCTGACTGGTGGAAGCAGTTCTGGGATGCGGCCATGAACATTGGTCGGGAAGATTCCCTTGATGCGCAGATTGCGTCGCTGCAGGAAAAAATTCAGCGGGCGAAGAAATTTCCGTGGACTAAGGCGTCCACCACGGGGGAATACGATCAGCAACAACTGGATGCGCTGCAAGAGCGAAAACGCCAGCAGGATTTGCAGGATGCAAAAGAGCAGGCTGAGCGAAATTATCAGGAGCAGCAGAAACGCCGGAATGCTGAAAATGCCGCGCTGAACCGGATGAACGAAACGGAAGCAGCACGACATCAGCGTGAAATTGCGCGTATTAATGCCATGCAGTACGCCGATCAGGCGGTCAGGGACGCAGCGATACAGCGTGAAAATGAACGTTACGAAAAAGCCATTAAGAAAAAAACGCCTGCCACCCGTAATGATGAGGCCACCCGGCTATTACTGCAGTACAGCCAGCAACAGGCGCAGGTGGAGGGACAGATTGCCGCCGCCAGACAGTCAGCGGGCATGGCTACTGAAAGGATGACAGAAGCGCATAAACAGCTTCTGGCCCTTCAGCAGCGTATCAGCGATTTAGCCGGTAAAAAACTGACAGCAGATGAAAAAAGTGTACTGGCTCACAAGGATGAGCTGATTCAGGCACTGACGCTGCTGGATGCAAAACAGCAGGAGCTGCAGAAGCAGACTGCCCTCAATGACCTGAAGAAAAAGACCATTCAGCTGACCAGTCAACTGGCTGAGGAAGAGCGCGCACAGCGTCAGCAACACGATCTGGACGTTGCCATGGCAGGAATGGGCGATCAGCAACGGCAGCGGTACCAGTCGCAGTTGCGTCTACGACAGCAGTACCAGCAACAGCTGGAGCAACTTGAACGGGACAGTAAGCAGAAAGGCTCGTATGGTTCTGACGCATACCGGAAGGCTGAACAGACGCTGACAGACAGTCTGAACCGGAAACTGAATGAGAATCGCCGCTACTGGCAACAGATGGATGCTGCGCAGGGGGAGTGGAGAAACGGTACAAAACGCGCGTTCATGAATTTTACTGCCGACGCGGATAATGCTGCCGGGACTGCAGAACAGATGTTTATGTCTGCTTTCAGTAGTATGGGAAATGGTCTGGCAACTTTTGTTACCACCGGCAAACTCAATTTCAAATCTTTCACCTCATCTGTGCTGTCAGATATGGCAAAAATTCTGGCGCAGGCAACCATGATGAAGGCTGTCAAAGGGATTGGCAGTGTGATGGGGTTTGATTTCGGTGATGTGAAAACCAATGCAGAAGGTGGTGTTTATCAGTCTGCTGATTTGAGTCGCTACAGTGGCACGGTGGTTAACCGTCCGACGTTTTTTGCTTTTGCAAAAGGCGCGGGGGTGATGGGTGAAGCGGGGCCTGAGGCTATCCTGCCCTTGCGCAGGGGGGCTGACGGTAAGCTGGGTGTTGTGGCAGCGACCTGTGGTTCGGGGATGGTGATGTTTGCGCCGCAGTACAACATCGAGATCAATAATGATGGCCAGAACGGACAGATTGGGCCGGAAGTCATGCAGGCGGTTTACAACCTGGGGAAAAGGGCTGCAGAAGATTTTATGCAACAACAGTCCCGTGATGGCGGGCAGTTAAGCGGAGTATACCGGTGATGGAGATATTTAGCTGGAAAGTCCGTCCGGATATGAAGGTGGATTCAGAGCCCAAAGTGGTGACAGTTAAACTGGGTGATGGTTATGAACAGCGTCGTCCGGCGGGACTGAATCCTCTGTTGCCAACGTACAGTGTCACGATCCGTGTCCGTAAAGGGGAGCATCAGGCGCTGGAAGCGTTTCTGGCCCGGCACGGTGGGGTCAGGGCGTTTCAGTGGACACCGCCTTATGGCTGGACACCTGTCCGGGTGGTCTGCCGTAAATGGTCGTCCAGTGTGGGGGCGCTGTGGGTCACGGTAACCGCAAATTTTGAACAGGTCGTGGTATGAGGAGGACGGATGCAGGATATCCGGCAGGAAACACTGAATGAATGTACCCGTACGGAGCAGTCTGCCAGCCTGGTACTCTGGGAAATTGATCTGACAGAGATTGGCGGGGAGCGTTATTTTTTCAGTAATGAGCCTAACGAGAAGGGGGAGGCCGTCACCTGGCAGGGCCGGAAATATGAGGTGTATCCTGTTCAGGGAGCAGGGTTTGAAATGAAAGGCAAGGGAAGCAGCGCCCGCCCCACCCTGACGGTGTCCAACCTGTACGGGATGGTTACCGGGATGGTGGAGGATTTACAGAGTCTGGCTGGCGGAACGGTGATCCGGCGTAAGGTTTACGCCCGTTTTCTGGATGCGGTGAATTTTACTAACGGAAACAGTGAAGCCGATCCGGAACAGGAGGTGATCAGTTACTGGCGTATTGAACAGTGCAGCGATCTGACGGCGGTGACGGCAACGTTTGTTCTGGCCTCGCCAGCGGAGACAGACGGTGCGGTTTTCCCGGGACGTACCATGCTGGCCAACACCTGTACCTGGACCTATCGCGGTGATGAGTGCGGTTATCACGGTCCGGCTGTCGCGGATGAATATGACCAGCCGACGTCTGATATCACGAAGGATAAATGCAGTAAATGCCTGAGTGGCTGTAAGTCACGTCATAACGTCGGTAACTTTGGCGGTTTCCTTTCCATCAATAAACTTTCGCAGTAAATCCATGACAGAGACTGAATCAGTGATTCTGGCGCACGCCCGGCGATGTGCGCCAGCGGAGTCGTGCGGCTTCGTGGTGAGAACGCCGGAGGGGGAAAGGTATCTTCCCTGCGTGAATATCTCCGGTACTCCGGAGGCGTGTTTCCGGATGGTACCGGAAGACTGGCTGCGGGCACAAATACAGGGCGAGGTGGTGGCGCTGGTCCACAGCCATCCCGGTGGTCTGCCCTGGCTGAGTGAAGCCGACCGTCAGCTGCAGGTACAGAGTGATTTGCCGTGGTGGCTGGTCTGTCGGGGGGCTCTCCATAAATTCCGCTGCGTGCCACATCTGACCGGAAGGCGCTTTGATCACGGGGTGACGGACTGTTACACGCTGTTCCGGGACGCTTATCATCTGGCAGGAATTGAGATACCGGATTTTCATCGTGAGGATGACTGGTGGCGTAACGGTCAGAATCTTTACCTGGACAACATGGCAGATACAGGCTTTTACCCGGTCACCCTGTCAGCGGCGCAGCCGGGCGATGTGTTGCTGTGCTGCTTTGGTTCATCGGTGCCGAATCATGCCGCCATTTACTGTGGTGACGGCGAGCTGCTGCACCATATTCCTGAACAACTGAGTAAACGAGAGAGGTATACAGAAAAATGGCAGCGACGCACACACTCCCTCTGGCGGCACCGGGCATGGCACGCCTCTGCCTTTACGGGGATTTGCAACGATTTGGCCGCCGCATCGACCTTCGTGTGAAAACGGGGGCTGAAGCCATCCGGGCGCTGGCCACACAACTTCCGTCGTTTCGTCAGAAACTGAGTGACGGCTGGTATCAGGTACGTATCGCCGGGCGGGATGTCAGCGAGTCCGGGGTAACGGCACAGCTCCATGAGCCGTTACCGGACGGTGCGGTGATCCACATTGTTCCCCGGCTTGCCGGTGCAAAGCATGGCGGAATTTTTCAGACCATCCTGGGTGCTGTGGTTGTTGCGGTAGCCTGGTGGAACCCCGCGGGCTGGCTGGGTGCGGCAGCACTTACGGGGATGTATGCCGCCGGGGCCAGTATGATCCTCGGCGGGATAGCGCAGATGCTGACACCGGCCATCAAAACGCCGTCCATGGAGTCCGCGGATAACGGCAAACAGAACACCTTTTTTTCCTCGCTGGATAATATGATCGCCCAGGGGAATCCGTTACCGGTACTGTATGGTGAGATGCGTGTGGGGTCGCGTGTGATTTCACAGAGTATCAGTACTGCTGATGAGGGTGATGGTGGTCAGGTTGTGGTGATTGGTCGCTGATGTAAAACGTTTTATGTGAAACCGCCTGCGGGCGGTTTTGTTGTTAATGGAGCCAGATAAATGGGTAAAGGTGGCAGCAAGGGGCACACTCCTCGCGAAGCGAAAGATAACCTGAAATCCACGCAGTTACTGAGCGTGATTGATGCGATCAGTGAAGGGCCGATTGAAGGTCCGGTGGATGGATTAAAAAGCGTGCTGCTGAACAGTACGCCGGTGCTGGACAGTGAGGGGAATACCAATATATCCGGCGTCACGGTGGTGTTCCGGGCAGGTGAGCAGGAGCAGACACCGCCGGAGGGATTTGAATCCTCCGGCTCCGAGACGGTGCTGGGTACGGAAGTGAAGTACGACACGCCGATCACCCGGACCATCACGTCGGCAAACATTGACCGTCTGCGCTTTACCTTCGGTGTGCAGGCACTGGTGGAAACCACCTCAAAGGGTGACAGGAATCCGTCGGAAGTCCGTCTGCTGGTTCAGATACAGCGTAATGGTGGCTGGGTGACGGAAAAAGACATCACCATTAAGGGCAAAACCACCTCGCAGTATCTGGCCTCGGTGGTGGTGGGTAACCTGCCGCCGCGCCCGTTTAATATCCGGATGCGCAGAATGACGCCGGACAGCACTACAGACCAGCTGCAGAACAAAACGCTCTGGTCGTCATACACCGAAATCATCGATGTGAAACAGGGCTACCCGAACACGGCACTGGTCGGTGTACAGGTGGACTCGGAGCAGTTCGGCAGCCAGCAGGTGAGTCGTAATTATCATCTTCGCGGGCGCATTCTGCAGGTGCCGTCGAACTATAACCCGCAGACG